CCCAAAACGCCCTCAATCTGTGCTATGCGGAGAAAGCTGCCTTAACGCCATTGAAAGCGATTCAAATGGAAGGGATGCTATCAAGGGAACTATTTAGCGAGATTGCTGATTTTGTCTTCAATAACTATGAATGGTCTGAAAGGCTGGATGACGATGCTGACCGCATCATGCTTGAATATCACACTAAAGGCAAGACAGGCATGGATAAAATCGCTGTAAGAAAAGCCCTATACAAAGCCTATTCGTTAGGCGTGTAGCTAGAACGGTCTATGAGGGTTCGACTCCCTCGCTAGCTATTACCAGTTAAATAAATAATTAGAATCGAGGAGCCTTTTGATTTTTTTCATTCAAATCGTTGAAGCGTTGACTGGTCGTGGATGCACCAAAAATCCAGTAAATAAACAATTAGAATCGAGGAACCTTTTTTATTTCGTTTACCAATCTAAAGCGTGTTACTGGTAACGTGATTATTCAAGGCTTTATGCCTGCAATGCGAAACTGAAATCTCCATAATTCTACTTACTTTATTCTTTGTATTATTTCAAAAAGGAGGAAAACCTCCAAAATGATTTCTATATCGTAGGCTGGAATGGTTGTATAAGGGGTTCGATTCCTCTTGCCAGTCGTTGTCTGTCAAACACTAACTTTTAGTGGCTTGAACACTTTTTCAACATTGGACAAGCTGACAGACCTTGTCCAAATAAACCCAGCAAATTTAAGAAAAAAGGATGTGAAACACCCTCTTTCTTATTGATATCTTGCATTACAAAATAGCCAAAGACTTTGCTGGTGTCAATGGCTAGAAAGGAGGCGATAAAAGGCCCCAGAACAAATACACTTATCTTTTCATAAATCTCTTAATGTTTCTAGGGCTAAAATAAAAAAGCCCGACACGATGGCCGGCACTCTTTGAAAGTCAACGCTACTATTATACCAAAGAGGACAGAACAATGCTATTGCCGGAAATTGATGAAAAAGCAACTATCAGAGGTTGCAAGCGAAAACTTCGAGAATATCCACGCTGGCGAGAGATAGCACACGATAGCGCCGAGCAGAAGATTACACAAGAGTTCACTTTTATGCCAAGAGGTGGCAGCGGAGTGAGCAGGCCAGTGGAAAATATCGCAGTTAGGCGTGTTGATGCTATGAACGAACTAGAAGCCATAGAAAAAGCAGTTAGTGGGCTATATCGTCCAGACTATCGCAGAATACTGATAGAGAAATATCTGGCATACCCACCGAAACCAAACTGGCAAATTGCCCAAGCAATCGGATTCGAAAGGACAGCCTTTCAAGGATTGCTAAATAATGCTATCCTAGCATTTGCAGAATTGTATAGAGATGGCAAATTAGTTGTGGAATGTTGAAATAACGGTATTTTGACGGTTAATTCACGGTGTCTAACAACTGTTTAAAGTGGTATTATTATATTATCGAAGAAAATTCAGAGACGGCTCACTTTGTGGGTTGTCTTTTTATTATGCAATGAAGGAGGTGGACATATTGGGCTAAATCAACGACAGAAATTATTTGCTAGCGAGTATATCAAGCTGGGGAACGCTACACAAGCAGCGATTAATGCTGGGTATAGTGAGAAGACGGCTGGACGTATCGCTGGGCAAAACTTGAAAAAACTTGAAATTAAGAGCTATATCGATGCCGAAGTTGAGAAAATGCACAGCGAGAACATCATGGATGCAAAAGAAGCCTTGTCCATCCTATCTGACATTGCAAGGGGTAAGCGTGATGAAGAAGTCCTCATGATGAATCCAGTCACTGGCGAAGTCGAACGAGTGACTAAAAAAGCCGATAACAACACGGTTATCAAGGCTATTACTGAAATCTTGAAACGCTATCCAACCGCTAAGCAAGCTGAGAAATTGCAACTTGAGATTGAGAAACTCAAATCTCAAATCGGTGGCGATGAAGGGCAAGATGAGAAAATCGCTGGTTTCCTCGATATCATCAAAGGGGCGGTAAGCGATGGACTTGACTAAGCTCTACACAAAACGGCAACTAGACGTATTGCACTACATCTGGAATCACGATTGGTTTATTTGTGGGCTTCATGGCGCTAAACGTGCTGGTAAGACCGTAGTTAACAACGACACGTTTGTAACCGAGTTAAGCCGTGTGAGGAAGATTGCAGACCGTTTGGGTGTGGATGAACCTATTTACATCCTAGCGGGTACGTCGTCGACTTCGATACAGAATAACGTGTTGCAAGAGCTTTATAACAAATACGGCTTTGAGCCTAAATATGACAAGCATGGCTCTTTCGTGTTTTGTGGTGTAAAAGTCGTGCAAGTCTACACTGGCTCTATATCCGGACTTAAACGTGCCCGTGGTTTCACAGCGTTTGGGGCTTACGTTAACGAGGCTTCACTAGCTAATGAGGTTGTTTTCAAAGAAATCATTTCACGCTGTTCCGGTGAGGGTGCTCGTGTTGTGTGGGACAGTAACCCAGACAATCCTAACCATTGGCTGAATCGAGACTACATTGGCAAGAATGACGGCAAGATCATAGATTTCAGTTTCAAGCTTGACGATAACACCTTTCTATCAAAACGCTACATTGACTCTATCAAGGCAGCAACACCTAAAGGTAAGTTCTATGACCGGGATATTTTAGGCAAGTGGACTGTTGCTGAAGGCGCTATCTATGCTGATTATGACACTAAGATTCATGTAGTTGATGAGTTACCAGACATGAGGCGCTACTTTGCAGGGATTGACTGGGGATATACTCACTATGGATCTATTGTGATTGTCGGTGAAGGTGTGGATAACAATTACTACCTCGTTGATGGCGTGGCTTCACAGTTTAAAGAAATTGATTGGTGGGTAGAGCAAGCTAGGAAACTAACTGACATCTACGGCAACATCCCATTCTATGCTGATAGCGCCCGCCCAGAGCACGTAGCACGATTTGACAATGAAGGTTTTGATATCAGTAATGCTAATAAGTCAGTGATTGCTGGCATCGAACTTATCGCTAAGTTGTTTAAAGAACGCAAATTATACGTTAAGCGAGACTTTGTGCCTCGTTTTTTTGACGAAATATTTCAGTATCGTTGGAAAGAGAACAGCACAAAAGACGAGCCGTTAAAAGAGTTTGACGATGTGCTGGATAGTGTGAGATATGCGCTCTATTCAGACTATGTTGTTAACAGCACAGAGCGAGCAAGCTATGATGATTTGATAGATATATTTAGCTGAAGGAGGAAGAATGGAACAGACAGTATTTGTCGACAGTACCGGACAATCGCATGTTTTGAATCTGCGATTTCATCGAGAATCACGCACAAAGTACCGTGCTAAAAGTGTTGATGACTTAAGAGAAGATAACTGGGCATTGCTCAAGAATTTTATTAACCATCACAAGTTGCGTCAACGTCCAAGAGTCCAGGAGTTGTTTGATTATGCAAAAGGAGACAACCACAGCGTTCTTGAGGCTGGAAGGCGTAAGGATAAAGAGATGTCTGACAAACGTGCCGTCCACAATTATGGGCGCATGATTAGTAAATTTAAGACGGGATATCTAGCTGGCAATCCTATTCGGGTTGAATATGACGATAGTGTCAGTGGTTCGCAAAACGACGAAGCTATTAAGGAAATTGGACGAAACAATGACATTGATACGCTTAACCGCAACCTTATCCGGGATTTGTCGCAAGTTGGACGTGCTTACGAGCTGATTTATCGTAGTGAGGACGACCAGACACGAATTAAACGGTTAAGCCCCCTTAATACGTTTATTATTTATGACAATTCGCTCGAAGATAATTCATTAATAGCAGTTAGATACTACAGTGCTGATTTGTTCTCTGACGCACATCAAACCGTTGAAGTGTATACCTCATCAAATATTCACGTCTTGGACTACTCAGAAGATCTAAAAGAGGTTTCTGTCACTGCTCACGCTTTCGGGACTGTACCGATTACAGAATTTTTAAATAACATTGATGGCATTGGCGATTATGAAACCGAGCTTTATTTAATCGACTTATATGATTCAGCTGAATCTGACACGGCCAACCACATGTCCGACATGGCTGACGCAATCCTTGCCATCTATGGTGACATGCGATTGCCTGCAAACATGAAGCCAGAAGACATGAAAGCTAAACGCTTAATGCAATTGGTTCCCCCGAAGGCTGCGGATGGCAAGGAAGGGACGGTTAAGGCTGAATATCTAACCAAGTCTTACGATGTGTCTGGTGTCGAAGCGTACAAGACCAGACTGGATAAAGATATCCACACTTTCACTAACACTCCCGACATGGCTGATGAGAACTTTTCAGGAAACACGTCCGGCGAGGCGATGAAGTACAAACTGTTCGGGCTTGACCAAGATCGTATCGAGACTCAATCGCAATTTACAAAGGGTTTGAAGCGTCGATATCGTTTAGCTAGCCGTGTGGGTGAGTTGGTCAAAGAATTCAAAGCGTTTGACGAAAACTTCTTGAGAATAACATTCACGCCGAATCTGCCGAAATCACTATCCGAGCAAGTATCTATTTTGACAGGCCTCGGTGGTCAAGTGTCACAAGAAACTGCTCTTAGCCTATCTGGGTTGGTCGAGAGCCCATCCGAGGAACTCGATAAAGTGGATAAAGAGGTGTCTAAAATCGATTTTAAGGGGTATTCTAGCGAGTTTAACGGGCAAGTGGGTAAATATGCCGACGACGAAGAAGAAACGCATACGAGCGATTCTGTGAGGTCTGATGAATGACGTATTGGTCAGAACGTGCTCAGAAAGAACGAGAAGTGAGCAATAAAAAGGGTGAAGCTGAGTTTAAGAAAGAACTTGAAGCACTATATAATTTGCAACTTTCGCAATTACGCAAAGAACTAGATGCTTATATCCAAAATTTCGCTGACAAAAACGGATTGACTGTCAGCGATGCCAAGCGAAGAGCAGACAGTTTTGATATCAAGGCTTTTGAAGCCAAAGCCAAACAGTATGTAGCTGACAAAGATTTTAGCCCAAAGGCAAACAAGGAGCTTCGAGACTACAATTTTTCTATGTCTGTTGGCCGTCAAGAGCTTCTTATCCAAGAGTTAGAGCTTGAGCTGTTGGTTTTGTCTGAAGGCGAACGTCAATTAACTAACGATTATCTGACGAATGGCTATAAGAGCGAAATTGCAAGAGGAAGCCTGCTTGATCAGACGGTGCCTAACAAGAAAACACTTGAAAGGTACATGACGACGGCTGTTAACGCTAATTTCGAAGGCGCTAAATGGTCGGAGCGTATCTGGAAGAGACAGGAACAGTTGCGCAAATTGGTTAAAACGGAAGTGACCAGAGCTCTTGTTCGAGGAGAGAACGGTATAACCATCGCTCAGAGAATCCGTAAATACATGGATGTCTCTCGCACTGACGCTGAACGATTGGCAATCACGGAACATGCTAGAGTTCAGACACTAGCCCAGCAAGATATCATGAAAGAGAATGGCTTCGAGTATTTCAAACTCATGCCAGAATCGAGGGCTTGCGATTATTGCAAACAAGTTGGTCGTGATACCGAGAGGGAGCCTGTCCCAGTTGATAAGATGGAGAGCGGGCTAAACGCCCCACCTATGCATCCGTACTGCCGTTGTGCGGTTGCCGAGGTGTATGTAGAAGATAGCTCTTACCGATCCAGATAAAATAATCGGATTAATGAAATAAATAATTAAAGTCGTAGCAATACGGCTTTTTTATTTGCGCTGATAGCCGTGCTAGCCAAGGGGCTTAGGAGGTTCGATACCTCGTCAGCGCATAGGGCTAATTTAAGCCCTAAATAAACAATACTAGCGTGGCTCGTGGGTAAACACCCTAGACAAGACTAGAGATGGCGTAGCTCGTCTTATCGTGGCTTAGAAAGGGTGTTCTTTACGAGACTAGGTAGGAGGAAACTATGGAACAAGATAACACTATCGAGACTAACGGACAACAAGAGAGTCGCCAAGACCAAGGGCAAGGGAGCACCCCAACCCCTGCGAGTGACTTCAAAGCGCCTGGTTCTCAATCTGAATTAGATAGCGTGATTAACAAAGCGGTACAGACTGCTTTGAATAACAGGGACAAGGGTGAACAAGAGCGTACAGCTCAAGCAGTAGCCGATGCTTTGCAAAAAGAAAAAGATTATGCCAATCTATCAGCTCAAGATAGAGCTAAGAAGGAGTTCGAGGATCAGCAAAAGAACTTTGAGAAAGAACGTGCTGCATTTGAGCATGAGAAACTTGTTGTTGCTGTTGAAAAAGATTTGGTAGCTAAAGGCTTGCCTAGCGCATTAGCTGAGACATTCGCAATGGCTGGCAACGCCGAGGATGCACTAAAAGCAGTGACTGAGTTTGAAACAGTATTTAATAATGCAGTTGCTGAGGAAGTCAAGAAAACTATTCGACAAAATGCACCTCAAGCATCACCGAATGGTATTTCTAGCACAGACAATTACGGTTCACGTTTGGCTCAAAAAGCTGTTCGTTCGTCAGGTAAGATTATCTAGCCAACAATTAGAAAGGAATTTTCATGTCAGTAAAAAAAGTATTTGACACAAGTAACATTCTACGTTCCTTGCCTTACAAAGCTGTCACTGCCACAGTTGATAAAAACTTTGCTGGGGTTGACGTAGACGGCAAGAAGTACATCAAAGCTGGTACTTTGGTAGCTGGTAAAGGTGGGTCGATTTTCGATGATCGTTCTAAACCAGTAGAAGAAAACAAAACAGCACCAGAAGGAATCGTTCTATACGATGCAGACTTGTCTGTTGATAAAACGGTATCTATCTTGTACGCTGGAGAGGTTTGGAAAGAAGCGGTTAACGGTGGTACAGTTGACGACGCTATTAAAACAGCGTTGCCACTCGTTAAATTTATTGCAGGAAAAGGAGGCAATGCTTAATGGGTCTTATTTATGACACGGTAACAGCATCTAATATCGCTGGATTTTTCAACACATCACAATTAGATGTGGATTCAATGCTTGGGGAACGTATCTTCCCTGCACGCAAACAACTTGGTACTAAATTGTCTTACATCAAGGGTTCTTCAGGACGTGCGGTTGTCTTGAAACCAGCGGCATTTGACACTAATGTCACTATTCGTGAACGTGTGGGCGCTGAAATCCATGACGAACAAATGCCGTTCTTCAAAGAAGCTATGCTGGTTAAAGAAGCTGACCGTCAGCAACTCAATCTAATCGCTGGTTCTAACAACACTGGTTTGATTGAGACTGTCACACAAGGCATTTTCAATGACGAAATGACACTTATCCAAGGTGCGCGTGCCCGTTTGGAATCAATGCGTATGCAAGCTCTCGCAACTGGTAAGATTGCGTTTGTTAACGAAGGGAAAAACGTCGATATCGATTATGGTGTTAAAGACGACCACAAGAAGACAGTTGCAAAAGACTGGACGCAAGCAACAGCAACACCTCTTGCGGACCTCGAAGAAGCAATCGAAACAGCTCAAAACCTTGGCTTGATGCCAGAAATTGCTATCATGAATGCCAAAACATTTAGCTTGATTCGCAAAGCAGAATCTACAGTCAAAATCATCAAACCTCTTGCAGCTTCAGGGACAACAGTTACCAAAGCCGAGGTTGAAGCGTATATTTTGGATAATTACGGTGTTACAGTTCTTTTGGAAAACGGCACATATCGAAATGACAAAGGAGAGATTAGCAAATTCTATCCAGACGGTCATTTGACTTTGGTTCCAAACGGTTCATTGGGTTCTACTGTTTTCGGTACAACTCCAGAAGAGTCAGATTTGCAGTCTGGGGACACTCCAGGAGCTCAAGTTGAAGTGGTTGACCAAGGTATTGCAATTACAACTACTAAAACAACTGATCCAGTCAACGTCCAAACCAAAGTATCGATGATTGCATTGCCTTCATTCGAACGCTTGGACGATTGCTATATGCTCACTGTTATTCCAGTAGCGTAGTTTGAAAGGAGTAGCTATGACTAAAGTTTTAAAAGCGTTTCAGGATAAAACTGACGGCATCATTTATTACGCCGGTGACGATTATGCCGGCGAACGTGTCGAAGAGCTTGTTGAAGCAGGTTTCCTTGAGGCTGAAGCTGAAGAGAAACCCAAAAAAGCAAGTCGCAAAAAAACGACAGATAACACTGAAGAGTGAGGAGGTCTAGCATGGCTGAATTAGATCGAGAAAAGGTCCTAGATAATGTCATGCTGGACCTTGAGATTTCAAAAAATGACGACGATAGCATTGACCTCTTAAGGGTATTGCTAAACAGAGTAATTAGTCATTTCAAAGCAGAATATGCCGTTGTCAACATTGACGATGGTTTTTCTTTTATCTTCGAAGATTGCGTTATTAAACGCTTCAATCGTCGAGGAGCTGAAGGAGCTAAAGCTGAGACGGTAGATGGTCATTCAATGTCTTATTACGACAATGAGAATGAATTCAAGCCATATGACGATATGCTTCAAAGAACATTTGGGACCTCTGGACAATCGAAGGAAGGGAGCGTGCTGTTTCTATGAGGTACACAGATACAGTGATACTCAAATATCAAAACGATAAGACACCGAAACGATACGACCCTACCCTCGGTCGTATGGTCGGAGGGGAAGACTGGTGCAAAGAAGTTAAGTGTAACGTGACTGGTGCAAGCTTAGACCTTCAAGCTAAGCTGGGAGGTTTGCTAAATGCTACGAGCTTAGTCATTCGTTTCAGAAGCCCTGTGACAGTATCCGTGACTTCCGTTGAATATCACGGCAGTAAATACATTCCAGTAACTGCTAGAGGATATCTAGCTGGAAGAAGTGTTTTATACGTTAATAAGGCGGTGAAGTAATATGGCTACGCTTACGTTTTATGGACTAGATGAAATGAGCCAATCCTTGTTGAAAAACGCCAATCCAGAACGACGTCAACGAGTTTTAAAAAAATACGGCAGTGAATTAAAAGAGAACGCAATTGGCAAGGCGCAATTCAGCGGTAAATATACCACTGGCGCAACACGTCGCTCGATTACTCTTGAAGCTGGGGGCGATAGAGCTGTTGTGACGGCTCATACAAAATATTCTGGGTATCTCGAAGTAGGCACTCGGAAGATGGCGGCACAGCCTTTTATGGCTCCTGCGT